AGCAAAATACTTAACCTCACTTCCATACTCACTAAGCTCTTCATCCCACTCAAAACACCTACTTATCTTCCCACCTAATCTAAAATCAACTGGATCTCTCGAAATAAAGTTAACAATTACACTAGGGTGAGCGTTTTGTATATGTTTAGTGAGGACATCTAGAGAACTACTTTTAAATGCTTCGTCCTCTAGTAATGCTTTATATAACTTTTCTCTATCCACTTACTCTTAGTTTATTTTGTCCAACATCTCCACTAACTTTAAAATTAATCCTATCTGAAACCCCTGTAAACTCTAAATAATTACCTACAACTCCGTCTTCAAACTCTATTGTAACTTCAGTCATTGCTGTAAACTTCTCGAGGTCGATTGTAGATTCATTTCCAGAACTTCTAACTACGATTATTATCTTCTCTGTCACACTATTCTCAACATCAGAGTCAACATAAAGATTACTTGGTTTTCCTACCTCGAATTTAAAAGATACCACATGCCTAAAATCTGTCCACTTAGATGCCTTATCCTTTATTCCAAGGCTTGCCCCCTTTAGAACATACTTACTGGAGGCTATAAATAAGGAATCTGAAATAACATCCGCTCCAATAAACTTCATGCTGTAGGGAATCTCTTTGGTTTGAACTTTATGAATTATACAACTACCACCAAATATCTGCACATTACCTGATAGAATTTTATCTGAGTTATATATTCGGTAGTTGGGATACATGATATATTTGGACAGAGTTGACACCTTAATTTCTTCCCCGGCATCAAAACAATCTCTCAGGTCAGTTCCCCAATCTAAGGAGTCTCGAGTAAGTAGGTATGTATCGTCAAAGAAGTATGGAGTACGTGTGTCTCTTAGTTTCATTACTTTTAACAGCTCTTCCCTACTACACTTCTCACTAACGATGCTTAGGAATTTTAACTTGTCCATTTATTTCTATTTTATTTTTCATTAGGCTTAAATCTTTTATTGATATTCTTGAGGGATTAGGGTGAGTTATTTTTATTTCACAATCATTAAACCTCTCACCAGAACCTCCAATAATCACAATAGAAGCATTAGGTAAGTTTGTAAAGTCTAAGTCAACTATAACAGCGTTCCCTCTAATCTCTATATTAAAAGTACATCTAGCAGTCTCCATAACCTCAGAGGAAATAATTAAGCTACTATCACAAAATAACCTATACTCAAACCAAGATTTCCCCGGTCTCATAGGCTTACGTTGGTTGATCTCTAAGACTGAATAGTACCAAACAAAATATGCAGCTGAAACAAAGTCAAATCTGTCTAATCTTAGAATACTACTAGAAACTAGCAAATCTGAGGTAAAAGTAGCGTCATCTTTAAGGTCCAATTCTAAATCAACAATACTATAACCTACATCCACACTTCTCCCATTAAGTATCCCCACCTCTGAGGCTTTGTGTTTACCGTGCATGTTTAGTAAGAGGAAGTCAGACCCCCAATCATAAGACCTAGTAACCACTGTATTCTCTTCAAATAACTTCTTAAACTTACCTGTAGTCTCAAATCTATTCTTAAGCCTCTCAACCAATTCATAATCACTCTTAGAATCCTTAAACCCACTAAATGAACCCAACTCAAACTCCTCACTCTCAAGAAGCTGCTTTATTATAGGTTTTGTATTTAACTTACTCATCTCTCTATTAATATGTTGTTTTTCAGTGAGGTTTCCTTTTCAATTACTACTAGGTTCTTCTCATTAGCTCCTATAATTTCCACTTCATTTCCCACTGCTGTTGTACTAAAACTAATCACTACTGACATATTTTTAAAGTTTCTCAGATCTATTTTAACTGTATTATTATCCCCTTCAATTCTGATATTTAACTTTAACTTAGACATAACAGGAACTTTAGATGAGATACTTAGGGTGTTTGGGAAATAGCGTCTTCCATTAATCGAATACTTCATCACTAAATTATCCTCTATATCTGTGGTTTCATTCTCTATAGTTAGGTTTGAGTTGTAGCCTAAGACACACGAGGATTTAATCATGTCAAACTTATGTATCCTAAGGTTACTATCTCCCAAAAGCAAATCAATCACATACTTATTAGAGCTTAGGAAGAGTTTATCAAAATTACAATTACTCAGATGAAGTCGCTCTACCCAAATTACATGTCTTCCAATTCTTTCTTCAAAATTTCCCTTTCCATTAACTACATAATAAGACTCAGTAACTATAGGAAGTTTATGCATTAGCGGCCAGAGTTCCTTTTTACTAATCAGAAGTTCTCCCTTATTAAAATACTTATAGAGGTGCTTAATATCAAACTCACTCTGTAATGGTAAATAGAAAACCTCCTCAAAGAACCTCCCGTCACTATCTAACGTTTTCGCATTCTCCAGCCACTTGTCATATAGATTTTCCATTTGAAGTAGCTCTCTCGTTATTTCTTTTCTATTCATAATTTTCTCCGTTTAATGTTATTTTATTTACGAGTTTAAAAATACCATCATTACCTTCTATTGTAACCCTCCTTGGGTCTGCTATAATATTAATCTCGTTGTTTTCCGCACTGTCATAAAACTTAACCTTAACTGCAGCATGCTTGAAATTAGTTAAGTCGATATTTATCTTATTATTGCAAGAGAAGATTGGTATGAGAAAATAGAAGTCACAATTACTACCAATATATACACTAGACTTTATGGACAAACTACAACTATCTCCAACAATCCTATACTGGCGGGAGTAATACGTAGAGTCGTCTTCATCCCAAAACCTTAGAAAATTCCTCACTACTCCCCAAATTGGAAAACTCCTCTTGTGATCTATATTTAACTCAGTTCTATTAAGTAAGGTGTAAGCTACTTCAGAAAAGATTAGGTTGTCTATATTAACTTTACTGTCTATAGCGAACAAATTACTCACCAAAAGCTTATTTTCCCCACTCACAATATTAAGGGTGCTGTTTACAATATTAATAAAGCTGGAAGTCCTAGGGATATTTAAGTAATCCTTTAGGTTAATCTTATTATTGATACTGTGATTGATTAAGATAAATGAGGGTTGATCTTTGAATAAATCTTGTCTAATTACCTCGAACTTCCTAAACATAGAATAAACTGCAGTATTTCCAAAGTAATCCATACACTTGGCAGAAAAGATCCCCTCCACTAATCTAAAGTAATCATCCAAACTTAACGATCCTATCACCCTCATAGGCACATCCTCACACTCTAATAATTTCTGATACAACTCATAACTTTCTTTTTCCATTAATCATTACTACATTATTTACTTTAACTGAAGCTTCACCAATATAATTAACCTCTACATATCTTTCATCCTCAACATTAACTATCTTGACTTCATTACCTTCACAGTGCCTATTAAAGTTAATCTCTAATCCCCACCCTTTAAAATTCTCCATATCTATTTTTACTTTACTATCTTTAACATAATCACTCCTAAAGTCCACCAGTATCTTAAAACTTTTAGGCTCAACTGGGACACTGGAAGATAAGTTAAGGGTATTATTAGATCTTACTATGCTGAATTCTAGTGAGTGAGCAGCTATAGCAGGTTTGGTATTAACTATCTCTAATTCGCAGTCACCCGCTAAACAATAACCTTTCCTTGCAATATTTAGATCCCAGAGCTTTACGTAACTATCTCTAATTGACAGGAAATTTTCTATAAACCAACTTCTATATCCACCAATACTCTGAAGGTTACTATTATGAATGTAGAGCGAAGATACAGACTTAATAAGATCCTCAGCAAAGAACTTAGTTATATCCGAGATGTGCCCGTTATGATTAACCATGATACTACTCGGAACTCCCATAGAAATCTCCCACGTAACAAAATTCTCGCTAAAATATGGATAAACTTTGGATAGATCGCATTTTGGAACTTGAAGTAAAAGGGAGGCAAAGCTATAATCAAAACCTCTCTTCTCAAGCTCCCTAACAAAAGGCAAATATAAATTATCGTCTTGCAGTAGCTCTCGTATTATCTTATCTCTCCTGATCATTGACTATTATTTTGTTTCTATTCTTACTAAACGGGGTCTTAATTATAAAAACATCATCTGGGTCAGGAACGTTTAGGTGGACAATATTGTCTTTACTGTTATTCTCAACTTGAACTTCTATAGTCTTGATTCCACTAGAAAGATTAATGTCCACCTTATTCCCCTGACCGTTTAGTATTATAACTATATCCCGCTTATTGAAAATCTTACAATTAGACTTCACTTTTAATTTATTACCACCACCTATAAACTCGAAGAAAAGCTTATTGTGATAAAGATACTTACATTCATTTTCTATAATACATTCAGCTTCGTCTTCAAACAAATACTTCTCAGATAGGTTAATATTATTAGTTTGAAGCTCACTGTAAGACATATCCAAATACTTCACTTGAGTCGCTGCATCGTAGTTAAATTTCAAATCAGAAGCCCTAACTCTCATAATCCCACTTTCTTTCACTAGAGCCTCTGGAATATCCCTACTATAATTAAAGAAATAAGCTACAGGATCATTAGGGTTGCGGTTAAGATAGCTATAATTCTCCTTGAAACAACTACTTAAATGTCCACCCCTTGCCCAATTTAACTTGTAATAACTGAGACCTATAAGCCGCTCTAAGAAATCCCCAAAATCCTCTACACCTTTCACATTTCGGACAATTTCTACATACTCATTTAAATCATCATCTTCAGCTAGAGCTTCAATTATCTTCTCTTTTACTTTGTCTGATTCCATTTATTATTATTTCATTATTTTCCCATGTTCCACTATCACCATTAATCGATAAACCCACTGACTTATACGGTTGTTTTGCTTTTATATTTATCTTACAACCCTTACACTCCCCTTCCATCATCAACTCCACTTTCCCCTTTCTGAATTTAGTGATATCTACATCAACCTGAGCATTGTGATTATGGATCTCTATTTCAAGTCTAAAGTCATCTAAAGGTGCAGTGTTTGATCTGAAGGTTAACTTACTCTCATCATTCATTGCAAAACTGATATAATTCGGCATAAGATTAGCAGCATTAACTATACTAAGTTCACTGTTAATTTCAAGATTATAGTGGTGGACTCTAGATTCGTCACTAAGGTAAGCGGTTATTTTACTATCATAGACTCCAAGGGCAACGAATTCACTGAAACATACATCCTTAATTACTGTATTGCTCCCATAGAAACAGAAGAACTTACAACCGATATCTTTAAGTGAAATCTCCGGCTTCCTATAATTAAAAGCTCTCCAGTGTTTCCAATCTCTTGTCCCTTCATCTAAAACAAGTATCTCATTCTCACCAAATAAACTACCTACAACTCCCCCTCTATACTTAGCTAGAATCTTCAGTGCATCATTTAGGTTTTCAGTGTACGCCTTCATCTCATCTACAATAAACAGATCAACATTCTCTAACTCTGCAACCCTTCTACATAATTCTTCTTTAGTCATCATGTATTCTTTCTATTTTCAGTGTGTTATTATTGTAGGTGAAGTTCTTTTCGGTCTTAACAACAAACTCTGGAACCATATGTCTAACTGTTACTTCATTATTCTTAGCAAAGGATATCTTCTTTAAATTTACTCCAGATTTTATTCCAAAGTTATTCATGTCTATTACTACCTTATTATTCTCTACGTATAAAACCAAAGTAACTTCAATATTAGTTAACTCTAGGGACACTTCATTACTAAACAAAACTTCTGAATTATCCCCAATTACTGAAATCACAATATTATCAACTGAACTCCAAGTTTTACTAAGATTCACAATTTTCACATCACTGTTAGAATCTATTAACCACTCCGTAAAACCCCCCCCCCCATACACATTAGACACAACCTTACTACCACAAGTTTTAATTTTCGGTTTGTAGTCATTGAAGTCTTTTGGAATAATCACATCAGAAGCTCTAAACTCTATTGCCTTACCTCTCGTCTTTAGAACTGAATCCTTAAACTCACCCCTATAGTTAACAAACCTAACAACCTCCCTTGAAGTGTCTCGATGATAGCCTGTATAGAGAGGAGAATCTGGAGACCTAATTATTTCATTCTCCTCAAAACACTCACTAGCCGGGCTTCCAATGCTCCAATCTAAATCTCCAGCTAATGCGTTAAGCTCAGTAATGAAGAGGGAATCAGGGATATCTTTTTCTTGCAACATTCTTATATCCCCTAAATCCAAATCTTCCTCACTCTCTAAAACTATCTTAACCAGCTTTTCTCTGTCCATTTTTCTCCATTTATTATTACTGTATTTGAATTTTCTTTGTTAGTATTTACAGTTAGCTTACCTTCATTCTTCATTCCAATAATCTTAACATAGTTGTCCTTAGCTATATGAGATCCTCCAGATGTATTGTAAAACAGAATATTAACCTGGGCATTTGGAATTTTACTTAGATCTAATTTCACTCTATTATTCGAACTGTACATTGTTATCTTTAGAACCAGTTGAACATCAGTTCTCACCTTAGAACTTAACTCAAAGGTACTACCCACTATTCCACTTGTAGATGAAAAGGTAACCTCTAAGCCACTATAACTCCCCGGCTTTGGTTTAAATTCTCCTTCTACAGTTAAGTTAGACCCTTCTCTTATCTCATACCTAGACGCTGCGAATAAATGATTAACTAACACCTTTGAACCAACTAAACTAACTGTCCTAAGCTTTCGTTCTCGTATATAATCACTAAACTTAATAGCTGCATCTGATCCAATTAATTCTAAGTCATTCAGCGGTTTAGTGTCCTGGCTAACCTCATAATCTCCCTTCCAGTTAATATTCATCAGACCTTTGTATTTCCTTAGAGTCTTAGCCTTTTTGAAACACCGCTCTACAAAACTATTACCACTTCTCCAGTCTATACCCCTAACTTGCAGTACATATAAATTCACCCAGTCATAGTCAGTTTGGAATCTATGGTGCTTGTTGAAACCTATAACATCCTCCATATTAACTCCTTCTAACTCTAAGGCTATTTTATTCATTGTATCTTTCATGACTTCTAACACGCTAAATAAATTGGATTAGGAGTAAGTTTCCCATTCACTAAGGTCTTATTCTTGTACACTCCATCACCATCTACATTCACTTTTACTTCTTTTGATACATTTATTAACTCTATCATATTATCCCTAGCCAATTCCCCAAAACTAATATTCACTTTCTTCACACCTACATACTTCTCTAGATCTATTACTACCTTAGAGTTATCACAGTCTGAGAAGAAGGTTATGTGTATCTCTTTTAGGTAGTCATCCATTACTTCTGAGGTCATATTGAATTTACAACCTTTATAGGGATCCGAGGACTGGTAGAAAGCTAACTCTAAATGTTCTCTTCCCCAATGCCCTGATGACCCTGTTTTATTTATTATACTTACCTCAGAAGATTCTCCTATGATGTAACAGCTGGATAAGAGAGGATTACTTATGGTAACTTTAGAATTAATGATAGTGAGGTTAGAGAAGACATTTTTATAGTATTTCTCCCCTAAAAATGTAACATCACTCGCCATGAACACACTATTAATATCTAAAACTGGACCATATTTGATCTCGCCTTTACCCTTCACGAAATAATTGTTAGTCCACTCATCCTCTGTAACTAGCTGGGTATCCTCATTAAAACAACTCAACAAATCCTCTCTAGTCCAATCTATAAAACAGTTAGTAAATGCAGAGTGTAATAAAGAAGCCTCATCCCAACTAAGATCTAAATCCTCATCGGTTAAGTCTACATCTTCATCTTCTAGTAGTAACCTTAAAAACTTAGTCGTGTTCATAATTCTCAACTATTACTTTGATCCACTCTTCACTAAATGTACATAATCCATCTCTATCTGATTCGCTATCTACAGCTATAAAAGTATTAACGTCATCTAATTCTGTTTTAATCTCACAATCTACTAGTACAACATTCTTACAATTCTTTATAGGACCGCCAGATAGAAAATTACACTTATTAGCTAGGAAACTTTTAACATCCACAAATCTAATCCCCTCTTCCTTAAAACCAGACTCAATAATACTTACATTCTCACAACCGGCAAACATAACCTCAATTAAATTAACGCCTATAAGCCTAATTCCAGTACTCTCTCCAGTTACATTAATCCTACCTATCCCACACCCTTCTATTACTGTATCATTTTGTATTATAGATTTAGAGTAGATAGATGAATTTATAACCCTGGCCTCCTCACTTATTATATGCACATCTTCTCCTAAATAACTATCCACCACATTCTCTTCACATCTAACCCAACCTCCCGTAGTTCCATCATCATTATAGTATCTGTAGAGTGTGAGACTATTATTTAGTGTGCATGTTTCATTCTTCTCTATCCTTCCCATACCCTTTGATTTTACTGATTCTTAAATGTCTGTCTGAATGGATTACTTTAGGTTTTTCTTCTCCATTGTATCTAGGGTTGTTATAATTCTCCTTACACATAGCCTCATAGTCCTTCAGTTTCTTATTTAATTCCATCCACTCTTCTAAGTCAGTAAAGTCATATCTTGTATTAACTCTACTCTCAAACTTATAACCCTTATACCCGTCACTTCCATAATCACTTGCTTCATTTGCTATCTGGGTTGAAAAAGTGTTACACCAATCCTTACGACTCTTTATCAATTCCTCAAACATCTCCTGCTCCTTTCTAAACTCAAGTGCTGCATCTAGTGGTGATAAATATCCTTCTTCAACCATAGCTACCCTATTTGCAAACTCGTCCTGTAGCTGCGTAAAGTATTCCTTAGACATTCCCACAACTTTACTTTTTAGAATTATTAAACTGTGATGCTACAAACTCCCTCTGACTGTCTGTTAACGAATACATTTTCAGCTCTTGGTAGTCATTCTTTGTTTTATAGCTGCTAATCTTTCTCTTTAAGTCGTCATTGGAGATTAGATTTACCTTACCTTTAAACACTTCTAAACCTACTCCTAAATAACTCCCTATCTTTGTTAATGCATCTGTTGTAGCTCCTTTATACGCATCTCCAAGGTCTTTATTGTTATTCCCTCCATAGCACTCATAGTAGATACCTTTGTCTGGAACTTCAAATATAACCTTTACTACAACAGCCTCATCTTTTCTCTCCACAAATTCTACCTTAACTCTCCAACCGCCTACTCCAAATACCTCATTAAATCTCTCAGTTACATATATCCCTTTTATTGAAGTTAGGTATGGTTTTCCCGGAATAGGTTGGAGTGCTTCTTTTGGGAGTTCTTTGCTTAATTCCTCTGCTATATTTTTCATCTTATCTTGTCTATTATTATGTTCTTCTCGTCTAGGATTATGTTGATTTCTTTAGAGCTTTCTGGATATCTTATTCCCGTCATTAGTAAGTTCCCCATCTCATGATCTCTAAATCTCTCTTCTAACTTAATATCCACCTCTCCACTAAAATGAACATCACTAATTACTACATCTCTATATAACGACAAACCTTGAAATAGACAAGCAGAGGATAACCCAAACCCATCTATCATTAATCCAGTTACATACTCATCGTGTCCAGTTAAACCTAAGTCAGAATTATCAAGGTAGACATCATTTATTATTATCGACTCAAAATCAGTAATCTCCACCATAGCCTCCTTCTCTAAGCACATATCTATTACATCAATTAGACCTCCACTAAATAATTTTAAGCTACTTCCTCCTCTAATCCTTACGTTGTCTAATTTTATAGGGATCAAGGGGTCATTTAGTGCAAAGTCTTCTGATACTCCCATATGTAAAACTCCATCTACCTCACAACCAATAAGTACTGAAGCTCTACGTGACTCAATAACCGAACCCCTCTTTACTCTTGTGTCGTTTAAGTTAAAAGTGGTACCTGGATTAGTCTCATTAACGTGGAATACAACAGCTCCTTCTTCTACCCAACTATTTCCACCAAGCCTAACTGATAAACTTATATAACCTCCTTTCTCCTTGGTTTCTTTATTAATTACCCTATAGATGAGACCTAAGTTTTCGTCCTTATGGTTTCTGTACTCTATAGTGTCATACTGGTCTATTTCTATTTTTGCCATTTGTTCTCTAAGCTTTCTTTTACGTCTACAATTAAGTTACCTGAAAATCCACAATCCTTTATATGAACATGGGAATTCCAATCAGGTGCATCTATGTCTAATATTATATTCCCATTAAAGATAGAGTCTGTGATTTCAACCACGGATCCATCATTACGAGCTAAGTCTATTCTAAGTACTCCTGAAGCATCTACATTGACTATTCTAACAAGCCTTCCTCCTATTGAACTAATCGACATACACCCAATCATACTAACACTTCCTAATTCAATCCCTGTAGAAAACTCCTCCGCTGTACCTATTACTATTAAGCCGGACAAGTTACTTAGAGTGATCTTATTGTAAAAATACTCACCAGCGTCTATAACACAATCCACCAAAGTAGAGTTATCAGTTATATGTACAGACCCAAGACTTAATAATCCGTTAGCCTTAGAGTATATTTGTGTACCATGTAATCTTGAACTACTTGAAACGTGAACCCCAGAAGTTATCCAAGAGTTAGAATCCAAACATTTAGGGTCTCCCACTTTACCTCCAAACTTATCCTTAACCGCTTTATACAATTCGTGTTTAGGCAGCATCTCTACCCTATAAAGTTCAGGCTCTTCCTTAATAAATCTTAGAGTCTCGTCCGGATTTATATATACTTCTTCTGTCATGATTCTTCTTTTTCGTTAATTTTAGTTATGTTACGTTCAGTGTAGATTCCAGATTTTGTAAGCCAACTATTCCCAACATAAGTATCATCTGAAAGTATTAAGGCTCCATCTTCAACTTCTATTATCGAATCCTCAACCTTAGTTCCTACAGCTACTATTACATTTCCTGAGATTGATGAGTTGTCTATTAAACTTTCACCATCTACCTGCACATTCCCAGTTAAGGTTGAGTTGTTTATGATAGAGTTACCTAAGACTTGAACATTTCCGCTTATCTTAGAATCACCCCTTATATGCCCTGAACCTACATAAGCATTTCCCATAACTACACACCCTGCTACAACCCTAGCCTCTGGCCCTACATTCTTTAAACTCTCTATATGTCCCCAAGGTTTTCCATCTATAAGTAATCTATAAACCGTAACTCCATCAACTACTTTACTATCTTCTAAATTTAGCGTCATCATACTCCTATTGAGTTATTATTGATTATTGGCAGGCTGATTGGAAGGTTAAGATTCCTCATACAATCTACATTACTAATTATTCTAGATCTCTGAAATCGCTCATCTAAAATATCTAAATTAACCTTGCTATTGCTAATGATAAAGTTCCCTATACTCAGGTTGTTGTTGTTTCCTAAATACACCAGAGAGTCAACAATAATTCCACTATCAAGAAACCTATTAACTTGCCCTATGTCTGTTGTAATTGAGGGAGGATTAACACCGATTACTGTAGAACTTCTTATTGTTAATGTCCCAGGTCTAACTCTAAATGTAGCCAGTTCAACTTTAGAGTCAATAATAAATACCTGTGAATCCCTTCTAACAATATTGGTTCTGATAGTAGTATATGTAATATTAGACTTACCTTGAATGATTACTATAGATTCACCTTCAGGATTGCCGATATTACTATTAAGCACGGTTGAATCCTTACTTACAAACACTTCTCCATACAGTAAGCTATCTCTAATCTTCGCTCCCTTTTCTACTTTAACTGACTCTGAGAAAAATCCCATAACATAATCTGTAGACTTATCAATAGCAGCAAAACAATCTTTAGACTCGCCACCAGGTATAGTTTTGTCTAAATAGTACCAACCTTTGTCAACTAAATGTGTTTGCTCTCCATTATTTTCTCTGTCCATTTTGTATCTTTTGTTATATGATATTCGTTGTATCCAGAGTTATTATAGTGACAATTCTCCATTCTTAAATCCCCACCCCCCTTCTTAACTATAGTGTTGTATCCGTGAAGTAAACAGCCCGCCATGTATAAGAAACTCTCACTATTTAAAATCAAATCTCCATGAATCTCTACATCCACTAAGTTTATGGCATATTTTTCAGGAAGATCGATTATTACATTACCAAAAATATTCACCCTGAGGCAATGAAGCTGTCCACTACCATATACAACAAGATTCCCCTCTACTCGACTATGAGACAGGCTAACATAAGATCTATCATCTAGGGCTACATTTGCATTGATTTCAGAAGCGTATAATCGTAAATCTGAATCCTCTCTACCTCTTGAAAGTAAACTCCCCTTAAACTCAGATCCTTTGTCCATTGTTAAATTTCCATCTAAGTAGAATATATTATCTCCAACTACACTAGACTTCACAAAAGATTGATCAGAAGGAGCTATCCAAGAGCGGTCACTTATGAATGAATCTGGAGAAATAGTAACCCCTGCATCTCCAACCATAGTTTCATCAAAGCATACAGGGTTATTCTTATACATCTTACTGGGATCACCAATTACTTTCATTATCTTCTGCATCTGTTAACTTAGAATCAAAAACCTCCATAGTATCATCTTCTATCTTCTCTCCATCAACCAGTACTTTATCAATCAACATCGCTCTCCTAACGTAATCTGGAAACCTAACCCCAATATTCTTAACCTCTATCAAAGTACTCTCTATCATGTGAATTCCCCTATACTTATTGCTATCATCAGGATCGTTACTGTAGGTTATCTCACAATCTTTAATATAACACTTTTCGAATGCATGACAAGCCTCTGGAGAATCACTGACAAAATTAACGTTCTCTACAAAATTATCAAGTCTAAGAGCTAAGAATGGAACTTTAATATCACTATTCTTGACTACCGTATTCCCCATAACTTTAATATCCCCGCATAGAGTTGAGGTATATACTTTAGCATTTCTAGCCACTCTTATAACTGAATCTTCTGAAGGTAGGAACTCACTATTAATTACTACTGCATCATCTGTTATCACTACCTTACAACCCTTCTCAAACCAAGTATCTACAACCTTAGCTGATTCAGAGAGAGTAACTTCAACCTCATGTCCAAACAACACATTATCCCCTATAAACATATCCTTCGTTGCATTTAGTATCTTCACTCCCTTTATTACCTCATTTGTAGTTGTGTCAATTAAGGTCTCCCCTACTATTTTATATTTAGTCATTTTCATTCTCAGTTACATTTTGGTTGAACATATTAGTTGCATCTAGGACATATTTCTGTAAGTTCTTAAGCGTATTAACTTCCAAAACTCCACAAGTACCTCCATTATTTGATATCTCGGTTTTAATAAGCTCTACGGAAGGTTTTAATTCTAGATTCGCTTCAAACTTACACTTATTGAGCCTAACTCTTTCCTTAATATACACATCCCCAATTATATCACTCTTTCTAATACATATAGCCTCATCTTTTTCTTCACTTCCTATTAAGTTAACCTCTCCTTCAAACAAACAACCTTGGAGAACTGCTGCTCCTATAATGTTAACTGTGCCTTTGATTTGAGTACCTTGGATAACTGCCTTTGAACCTATAAACCCTTCTCCTTCAATCTTAGAGTTATCCATTATTGTTGCACCAGCGTCTACTTCTACTTTACCTATGATTGTGCAGTTTGGAGATATGAAACTTAGAGGTGATATTAATTCCGGGAACTCTACTAAACCTCCAAGTCCTCCCTGTGGTAACTCTATTCTCTTTAAAGTCTTACCGTCTACTGTTTCTTCTCGTTTTACTTTTATTTCTTTGTTGCTCATAATTTAACTGTTTTTGTGTTCCAAGCGGCTACTACTAAATTACTTACGCTCACTGCTTCTTTAGTTCTACCTGTTTTTACCTTTAATATCGAATACTCCCTAAGATCTACATTAGCTATAGTTAGGTTTTGATTTCCTTCTATCTCTATTTCAGCATCTTTATCCACCACTACATCACTAATTATTATATCTTGTGGGTTTTCTAGGTGTATATGGCTATTATCTCTCATTACTAAGTTGTTACATAAAAGCTCACCATCTGGAAAAGTTATAGAAGCATTATTCATCTCAACTTTGTAAAACCTCTGCCTAAGATTTAGTTCAGCCTTGTTCATACCTCTTACCTTGAAAATATCCGACTTATTGACCATCTTACAATCTTTAAATTCTACAACATCAGCCCCTTTTAACGTCACCTTAGCTCTATCAAACTCACAATTAACCAAACTCCCTGAATCTATACACAATATGGAATTCCCTTTGACTATTGTGTTTATGAGGTTTACTACTTTACTTGGATCACTGCTAATAACTTCACTCCCTTCCTCAACCCAAGAGCCATCATCTAGAATAACATTATCTGAGACCTTGCCGCTACTCTTGATCTCCTCCCGTAAACTCAACCTGCTCATTGTCATTAATTCTTTCTCCAACTATAGATTCTGCATAGGTTAGCTCTCCTTTATCTACTTCCACCCTACACTTCTCCCCTATGGTTATATTATCTAGAGTTAAGTTATTTGCTGTAGCTATACGTAACACGCTTTTATAACCTATATTCACATTATTCATTAGGAGCTCCATCTGAGGTTGTATTTTAATTATTGAACTGTCTGCGAAACAGGAATTAAGAATAGTTACCCCATCTCCAGATTCCAAGCGAGTGCCGTGTCCTATTTGCACATTATCCATCTTTAATCTAAGTCCTCCTTCATCTATAACTTCAATTTTACCAGATATACGACAATTAGTTACTTCTGCAGTTTCACCAAAGTCACATATACAGCTTTTAGAGAAGATACACCTGTAGAAAAAGCCTGAATTAACTCCTATATCCGACATACCTGTAATCTCAACATCAGACAAATGAACTACACCGTTTAGAGACTTTGAATAAACCCTACACTCCCTCTCTATCTTACAACCTTCTCCCAGTATAATATTCTCAGTAACCCATCCATGTTTCTCTCCAGTATCTTCATCAATCGCTCGGTAAAGAATTAGATCCCCCCACTCCTTACTTTCATTCTTATCAATTACTAACATACTTTTTCTCATTAATTTGGTCTAACGATATAACTCCATCCTCGGCTATATACACATCTTCTATCACAAGGAAATCACTCTTAATTACCTTTCCATCATCTGACTTTGGTGTAAAATTCTGTGATCCTGTTAAGTTTGAATTGATGATAGCTATATTCCTACAAACATTTATCATCCTAGTTACTCCCGATATGCTTGATTCTTTTACAGTTAAGCTATATGGAGGATTATAATATTGAAAAACTCCATTAATAGAAGAATCTCCTAAAACAACCGTATTCCCATCAGCCTCAATAAAATCCCCTTCCAAGTTCGAGTTAAAGATATAAGAGGAATCGCTACACTTTATCTCACAATTCTCAAGTTTACAGTCCGAGATTGATACTAAGAGAGATGTATTAAAGGGATGCGTAGTTATAATTGATCTCTTTATCGTGGAATTCCTAACATCAACTCCAATATCAATCCAAGAGTACTTATCTATCTTCACTGGATTATCTATTCTCCCACCTTCTATTCCATAACCTTCAACCTCCTTAGCATTCAGATATCGATAATAGTAAGGGTGGTATTTGGTCATGTAAACGATGTAGTGGTTATCTAGCAGCTTTTTAAATCGTAATGTTTCCATTTAGTGTTTCTCCTTTTAATTCGGTATGCTTCTTTACTACAATCTCTGCAAAAGGTCTAACTCTAACATCCACCATAGATAAACTCCTAACTTGACCTGCTTCTACTAAAAACCTAGAGTCATCGCCAAAGTGTACATTATTGAGGTAGACTATGTTAGGATTAAATTCGTACTGAAGATTAACTAAAGCATCTCTACTTATTACTACGTTCCTCATCACTATATTACTTGCATTATTTGAACTACAGAACTCACCGTAAAGCTCTATTTTCATATTCTCTACTATACAGGATTTCATAGGTTTTAGGGTAAGTGTACTTTCAACATCCATCTCTAAGTTATTTATCTCAAAGTACGTCCCTTCACCAGTTTCAATATACACCTCACAGTCATCATTAAAGATACAATTCCTAAAGATTACAGGTGAAGATTCTATACTATAACTTACTGTGAAACTCTTAACTCTACCTATCTTACAATTTTCAAATATAATGTCGTTGTGAGTCTCTATATTACCGTTTACCTGGCTCTTAATCAAAATCATAGTAGAAGGCTGACTCATTTTATTGACCTCTTCTAAATCTAATCCCTCAGCTATTTTACTACCTTTGTTTATGATCCTGAGTTTCTGCTTTCTATATTTCTTCAATATCCGCATTAGTAAAAATTCTTTCTGATTCAACTACATCTATATTCCAGAGATTCATTTGATTAAGACTTAGGGAACAATCGTGGAGTATAATATTACAAGAGACAATTTGACTTTCAACTATACTTAAACCCCACTCTGTCCTTAAACTCGTGCTAACAAAGCTTCCATCTATTATCTTACTCTTTTTAATACTAACTCCTGCACTATTCCGTATAATTTTAACATTCTCTATCTCGGACTTCCTTATAACTGCATCTCCCGGACTTCCAGACTCTATATAACAATTAGTCATCTTTACATTTCTTCCTACCATCAATCTTCCTTTCCCTAAGTTAGTATGAATCAGAACAGAATTAATGAGCTTAGATACTAGACCATTAACTTCAACTCCCTTACTAATCCAGCTAGTCGAGTCTAAAGTTTCTATATCCAAAATCATACCACCTACTCTATCTTCCTTCTTAGTAACTTCAAATAAAGGGTGATTCTGGAGCATATAAACTCGGTAGGTGTCTGAATAGTAATTATCACCTAGAACCCCTGTAATTAAATCCTTCTTAAATCCGAGAGTCTTTTCATTATTTATCGCGTCGTAGTCCATTTTCTATTATTATATCCATATCTTTCTCTTCAACCCTTATTATCTTAGCCTTCTCTCCATCGTCATCGTACTTAGTGTTATAGATTAGGCAGCTTCCCATGTAATTAACTAAACCGTAACCTCTAACTTCAAAGTCCCTGTAACTAGCTGCATCAAAAGACTTATCCACTGTTAAATTAGAAATACCCACCCTAGAGAATCCATTAACATAAAATGCACACCTCTCACCTACAGTTACATCACTTACAAGAAACTTCCAACAAGAGCCTATAGAGAAAATACCTCGGCTAAACAATGTTGCACGTGAAACACTACCATAAGGAGAAAGAGTAAGCTCGGTATTGCCAGACATAAGTAAGTTTTCTATATACAAGTTATCTGAGTGTCTAATAGGGTTATCATCATCTTGGTTTACTATAGTTACTTTACAATCTCTATCAATAGTCTTGCAATCTACAAATTCAGCTGTATAAGTCTCAGATTCCATTACCTTTACTACACCCCTAAAGAAGCAGTGTTTTACCTTAGTTACTTGGCTGTGAGATTCTAAAGTTCCTTCTATTGTAGTTCCGTCAGTTAAGAAGATTTTACCTCCATTTCCTGATATAACCGCACCTTCATATTCAACCCAAGAATCATCACTTATAGTCACCTCCTTAGATACATAGCCTCCTCTCTTTCCAGTGGCTTCATTTACTACTCTGTATAAGGTGTATCCTAGGTGGTTAATTTTGTCTTTATTGTCTATTTTTATCAAGCTCATGTGAATCCTTTATTAAATTAACTCCAGTATAACTCTCCCTCTCAAAAGTAAGCATCCTTGTATCCCTGAACCTTCTCACTATACTGTTAATCCCTTCAAAGCTACAGTTATTAATCTCCACATCTATCAAAGGGTCATCAGCTTCACTATCTATATTTCCTTCTATAAATAACTGACCTACAACTCTAGTATCTCTCATCTCTAACTTAAATAATCCAGACGTATTCAAGGCTCCATCTATATAACAATCAGTCAATTTAAGTCCTCTAAGGTAACCTAAGTGTGCTGTAGTAAGGTTTATGTGAGAATTTGAGATAAGTGCTCCATACAGAGATTTACAGTCCAAAGAAACCTCAAGCCCATTAATCTGACTCTCTTTTATTACTAAGTTTGACGATTGAGATTCTATGACTGATCTATATAATCTGGTTTCCTTATCCATTACTATTACATTCTGGCTTATCCAAGAGTCGTAACTTAAGGTGTCCATGCTCTCTACTAATCCTCCCTTAATTAACCCAGTTCCACTCACGAAAGATTTTGACGGATGTTTTGGAAGCATATAAACCCTGTATAACCCCGTATTTTCTTCTAAGTATTGCAGGGTTTCTTCTTTATTTTTTATGTACTTTGGTTTTCCCATGTTTCGTTTTCATATATTACGTATTCATCCTCCATATTTTTACGAATGTACGCCCCTCCCTTGATTAAAATAGTTGCTATGATTAAGTTATTATTTTTGATAGTCGCACTTGGAGCATTGAAGGTGAGGTGATTTAAGTTTAGATTAGGATTACTCTTTACTGTTAGATCTGAGATAAATAAAGTATTAAACTCTGAGATATTGATGAAATTAGCCTGCCCTATAGTTACATTATTTATTGAGAACTTCACACTGTCTATAACTAATGCAGAGGATTCGGTTAATTTCAAATCTCTCACCGATCCATAATTACGTAACTTGAGAGTAGAGTTCCCTTCAACATTCACATTCTCCATATCAATCTCAAAATCACTTGCTATATAGTTCCCTAGATCACCTACTAATTCAATCTTAGACGCTCTACCTAAAACTAAATCCCTCAACTTAATCTTACTAAACTGAGCATCACCACTACTAATTATCTCACTCTTTACCTCAACTATAACCATATCCAAACAAACCTCCATTGCATCTAACATAATAGTACCTTTGATATTTGAATTGTTAGTTATGTGGATTTTCTTAGAACTTAGATTAACTACTAATCCACCCTCACTTATCCACGAACTCTCATCTAAAGTTACTCCCAGCGATACCTTTCCTCCTATTGTTCCATCATCTTTGTAAATCTGGTAAATATCAAATCTACTATCAGAATCTACATGGTAAAACTCTATTCCCTTCTCTAAGTTAATCTTTATGCCCGGTCCTATATATTTTTCCATTGCTATTTAATTATTTTATTCCCTTCTATCTTAGCGTTCCCCCACTTATAATTACCACACTCAAAGATTAGATTACCATTAAAAAAGCAGTCCTCTAACTCTAAAAACTCACGACAATTCCTAAGGTCTATATTCCCAGTTAAGCAGCTATTCTTTAAATCTAATCCCGCAACTTTACTTATATCTACATACCCATCAATACAAGTTCCTACAATAATAGATTCCTTAGTTATATAGATCCCAACAGGTGCATGAAAGTTTAAAGTAGAGTTTTTGATTAAGTTTGAAATTCTGGGAGTAGTATTGGGATTAACATCTGTAATACTTAAGTTAGATGTAGTACTGCTTCTAATCTCAAAATATCCCTCGATTCTACTGCCGTTTAATATCTTAGACTTATCAGCAATCACATCAGAACCTAACCAACTATCCCAAGAAATACTATCAGGATCATCAATAAGTCCACCCCTCACAGTGTCATCTCCGGTATAAAGAGGGTGGTTTTCAAGAAGGTATGTTCTCCAAAATTGATTCTTCGGATTCCCCTTAACAAACAGGATACTTCTCTCTTTATTTATTACTCTATGTTCCATTCTTCTACAAATTGATTCTTACTCTTAAATACTCCATTAACTATATCATCATCCTCATTTAATATAATATGCTCCATCACTTGATTACTTAATATGACTTCTCCAGCAGTAACTAAATTAATAAACGACTCTTTACTAATATCAGTATCGACAATCATAATCTCGCTTCCAAATTTAGAGTATTTAGGTTCGTACACATTCTCAAAGGCAAATTTACTCCACCCTATACACTCAAACTCATCTATTAATATTCCTTTATACTCATCCAAGTGAAACTTACAATCCTCACCTATAAGAACTTTATTCACTGAAATATCCCCCTTACAATTAGTTAAGTAGAATTCTCCTGAGCTTAGAATAGAGATATCATTAAAAGTTGCCACAGGTATTAAGTCGGTTTCAATCTCTTCAATCGAGCTATCAATCTTAAACCTAGCACTATTACCGAGATTTAAATTATTTACACTAACTGAATAGAAACCTAGGTCAAGTAATTCAGTTATTTCAAACAAACACCTACTTCCGAATATACAATTAGATATGACTGCTTTATCGTAAGTTGTAACAATAATTCTAGCGAAAGGTCTAACTACACAATCCTTAAGTAAAACTAGTCCATTATTAACTTCAACTTCAATATTGGTCCCGTCTATGATTGTATTTTGTAGAGATAGCTTACATTTAGGTGGCATTATTATAGTATTAGATTTACCTACCCAAGAGTTCTTATCCACCACCACATTCTCACTAACCCAGCCTCCCTTCTCTCCAGTATTTAAATCCACAACTCTATAAACTTTGTGACTATCCATTCCTTTACTCTGCTTCAAGTCTATTACTGTATTTCTCATTCGTCTACATTTTTTAGTTCCAGATAGTTCTCACCGATGATTAAAGCCCTGGAGGATATACGGGAATCTCTTAACTCAAATCCTAATCCTCTAATCATAACATTTCCACCTATCTCAGAGTTTACAATAGTAGTTCCATTTGGATTATTATCTTTAGTTATACCAGTCCTTACCATTAAAGTTCCCAGTAAGGTTGTATCCACTATTGATATATCTTCATAACCAGATGCTATTAATTTAGAATTCCCTGCGGTAATGAAGTTCTTGCAGTCAAATTTATTCGTACTGATTTCCAAGTTATTAAGATTACTCTCAAACACCTGCCCAAAATAAATAGAAATTCTACAGTTATTTAGGTTTGTATTAACTATATTCAAAAAGCTCGCCTCTATTATAGTTCCTCCAGATAACTTACACTCACCTATGACGCTTACACCTCCACTAATCCAACAATCAGATCCAATTAAGTCTGGGTGAGTTACAGTTCCTCCAAACATTCCTGAGCCTTCACCTTCTGTATTTAGCGGGTGTTTGTCGGTCATTACCACGTTATAATTATTTAGTTCAGGATCCCAGGTAAATGATAGTGTCCCCTCCTTATTGTTTATTATTTCGTGTTTCATAAATTACTTACTTTGCCAATTGATTCCAAACTCTTATTCTTAATTATGTTATCTCCAATCGAATAGTGAGTCAGTTCTTTAATACCCTCTTCTTTTATGTCAGCTAGTATAAAATTCTCTCCAACAGTCGTATAAGGAGGTTTATCAAATTTAACTGCCTGAGTATCTATTAACTGCACATTTGAGATTAAGATACTACTGTTTCCCCTAGGTTCTACTTTGAGTTTTGTCCCCTCTCCCTGTAAACTAACTCCACTAGCAACTATATTCTTCCCAACTACCTGAAAATCTGCTCCCTTAGTTATATTAGAGTTTGTGAAATGTATGCCACGAGCTCCATCTAACCATAATCCGCCATCAAGAATAGTTACACCAGAAAGAGTTATTACACTGTTTGTTCCGCTAGATAAATACACATCACCATTCTTAACTTGAACTCCCTCTAAAATAGTCAGATCCCTAACATCCAAGTTGATTCTAGTTTCGTTAAGTATCCTAGTTCCATATCTGAGTACTAACAAGCAATTATCATTCTTCGTCCTTATTCTAGAGTCATAACTAACCCAAGAAGTTTCATCTATACTCGTGTGCTTTGGAACTATACCTCCGATCTTCTCTCCTCTAAAAACTCTATAATCACCATCTATATGTAGCTTTACTTCTGTTCTCATAATATTATCTCATCTTGGTTACTAAATTCGTTCTTAATAATCTTACTTTTTCTTTTTAATATGTATGCTCCTGTCAAACTAGAATCCACTATTGTTGAAGGATTTATTACTGAAAACTCTCCCATTAAACTACTTCTAGCTGAAAAGAGGGACTTATTAATCAAGAACTTACCATCAACCTGTGAATTCAAAAACTCTACATTATACCGCTCATTGTCCGATTTAGGTGCAATCCATATAGGCGAACCAAATACCGCAGAGTCACTAACTATAAAGGAATCAACAGCCAATGTATAATCAGAAGACATAGCATGAACACCCTTAACATAACAACCTGAACCTATGAGTATCTCCTTAGCTATTATATTACAATCTGTTAGGCTGCCATAGATATTTGAAAGGTTTAGAGATAGGATAGTTGAGTTGTATACCTTAGCGTGGAGTCCAACATTAACATTCTTACCTACCCAAGATCTCCCATCAATTAAGCTATAGTGAGCCACCGTTCCACCTTCTTCATCTACTAAACCTTTGGATGGGTGATCCTCTAACATATAAATTCTCCAACCCTCCACACCATCCTCTCTTCTAAACTCTAAGGTCATCTCATCATTAATTATTCTATCCATAACTTCCCACCCTCGTTCAATTTAAAGTTAGTAATGGAGACTATATGGCCAACCCCTCTATCATCCTTACTGTTTTGAATGTACAATCTAGAATCCTCACAAATCTTAACATTATTGATTAAAACGTGATCTATTTCTGGTTCAACTTCCAATACCGCATGATCATCTAACACTAGGTCTTTACACCATAACCTAATAATCCCTCCTTCATCTGAGCACTTAATCTTGCTGCCATACGTCATTTTAACATTACTAAGAGATCCTGATAAAACTAGTCCTGAAATGTTCTCTAATATGGAATCTACTATCATTAGCTCAGGATTTCCAGTTACTCTTAGTCCCATACCCCCTATATCTGTCACTTTACTGAGGATACTATTGGATATATAAATCTTCCTACCCGCTTGACCAGAAGAGATATCTGAGGACATTATATTCGAATCTGTAATCTCTATACTCCCTAAGCTGGTTTGGTAAATAGTAGAATCAGTTATTAAAGTATTCCCCAGTAAATAAACAGACCCAGAAACAGATGAAGTTGATGATACCCAAGACTCTGAACTCATTACTACACTCTCTCCAACATAACCTCCCATAACCTCTAATCCACCCTCACTTTTTCCAACTACTCTATACAACTTCTCCCCCGTTACTTTACAGGTTATGAAATCGGCTCTATTAAGTCTAATCTCTCGCTTTTCCATACGTTATTATTAAATACCACTAATCCACCAATTACTTCTTCAGGTTCAACATAAGCTAAATCTAGTTCTACATTATCCAGGTAACAGTCATTTATTCTGTAGACTCTAGTATTGCTCTTACCATTTCGGATTATTACATTATTATTCGTGGTGCACCCTTTCATCATTAGAAACTTACTACCAAAATAGTTATTCCCGATAGAAGCTATGAAGTTGCCATTAAATATACAATTCTCAATCTTAACTACATTATAAATCTCCATATTAAATACTCCCGTCACACTACATTTACTAAAAACTCTAGATGCTTGTGTACCTAAACTTAAAAGATCTAAGAAAATTACCCCATCAAACCTAGAATCCTTTATCGACCCGTTCCCATCTATCCTAAATTGACCTAATACTTCTGAGTTTATGATGTTGAATTGATTTATAGTCCCGTCGCCTTCTATCTTGCTTTCTTTTATTCTACTCTCTCCTTTAACTATAATATCTCCGCTTATTACAGTATTCCCCATCACATAACTCCCTTCTTCAACCCAAGCTCCGTTTTTTATTACAGACTCTTCACTAACATACCCACCTAGTAATTTATCTTTATACTTGGCGAATTTAGGGTGATCTTCTGTCATTTTAAGTCTATATAAGGTTTTTCTGTTAAAGGTTTTAGTGTCCTCTTTTATAATTTCTACCATAACTAACCCAATATTATCAAATTACCACTTTCTTCATATTCATGCTCTATAGACTCTTTATCTCCTTCAAACAGTTTATCCTCTATATGGATTGACCCTTGATTTACCTCTATTTTACAACCATTTTTAACCTCAACATTCTTTAGTAAACTGATATCCTTAAGTTCATGTCCTAGAATAAAACTCTTCTTACCGATTACCGACACACTTCTTAGATTTGTTATACAGCCAATTCCTTTTGTTGTAATATTAATTGATCCTCCCACTACTCTAAGTCTGTCAGCTAAACAATCCCTTAGTTCAACTTGATAATCTGGACTAATAATCACACTATCTACTAAATGAGAGTCGTACAATTCAACCATATTCGCATCATCAACTGGAGTAAAATCCCTCTCTATAACACAATTAACCAAAGAACATCTGCCATAAAGATAAATACGCTCCTTAGTTATTCTTGTGTCTTTTATGTGGTTAATGTCAGTGATGCGTTCTTTATTATTACAGTCTACATAGGAATTCGTTAGGTTAGAGTTAGAGATTACTAAAACACTATCCATAAAACTCCTACCCTCAGCAATTACCGTTTCAGCTTGTATTATAGTATTGTTAACCAGCCTGACTCCCTTGCTAGATACTACAGACTCATCAAATATCCAAGAAGTCTCATCTACATTGTCTTCACTTACAGCATATCCCCCTCTTGTTCCTGGTTTAATTGTTTTGTGATATTTAGTAGCTTCTATTCTATATCCAACCGTTAAACCTCTTATAGACTTAGGTTCCTCTTTAATTAGTCTTATTGGTTTTCTTAATTCTTCCATACACCTTTAAGTTGTCCACCTACAGTTCCACTACCTATAATCACTGAATCTACTATCTCTATTCCATACTCATTACTACACCTCCAAGCTCCTATTACTCTAGAATTATTAACGAGTTTAAGACTAGTGTTACCGCTTTCTAAACCACCGATCTCACTATTCTTGATTATAGCTCCAGTATTGTCGGTTTCCCAGTTGAGTGAAGTACTCCCGCTAATCTCTGAGTCAATTACATCTATTTTATAACCTATTACAGAAGAATTAATAAGTACAGCTGCATCTTTTACTGTAGATCTTGTTAGAAATACTCCCTCTGAGATCCAACCTCCATCTTCAATCTTAGAGTCCTTACAGATATAACCACCTAAGTTCATTCCAGATTCTGCATACAGTGGGTGATTAGGTAGTTTTTCAATTCTGTAGTAGGTTATGTGATCTCTTATTTTTCTATCGTTTTCTATAACTCTAATCGTTTCCATTCTTTCGTTACATTTTCGTTTATTACTATTAGATGATTCAAGTCGCTCAAATGTTCTAAGACTGCATCCGAATTTACTACCACATTATTTAAATAGACCAGACCTACACCTCTTATATCTATATTACCTTGAGTCCTTAAATGAACATCCTCCATAATAACTCTATCTACCGCACCTTCATCAACCTGTCCAAAGTGAAGCTCTATGTGACAAACATTATCTCCAGTTACATTTTTATATACTCCAGAAGTTAAACAGAGAGTAGCAGGTTCACCAAATTTCTTCCACCTCATAATCTTACAGTTGTCCATAATTAGCCCCTCTTTTGGAAATGTAGCTTTATACAGTAGTTTAGTATGGTCAAACCTACAATCCATAATCTTTATTTGTGTAGTAGGGGTGAATGCACTATCGTTTGTATTTATTAGGCAGTAGTTTAGATTAGAGTTATTTATTAGAGTAGGTATCTTAGGGTTTATATCTATCATGGAGCGGTCAGTTATTTGAGTGTAGTTTACTAGTTTAACCTTCCCTAACACAAAAGAAGTAGCATCCACCCAAGAAGTTCGATCTAATTCTACATCAAGTCCTATATACCCACCTTTTTCTCCAGTCTCTATCCTAACTAATCTATACAAAACTTCACCAGCTATTTCTGTTGCATCTGTTACCGTTAAGTACCACCCATCCCCTTCCTTTATTATTTTAGATTTCATCAAGTACCTCATTATTTATTTCACAATCTTTTATAAGCCTAATGCCACTATTGCTAAACCCTTCTGGAGCTGAACGTATTATTGAGTTATTTACAAAGCAGTCCTCGAGAAGTAGCTGAATCTGTCGCTCCGGAAAGTCAATCATGTTGTCCCCCATAAACTCACAATCTACGGCTGAGAAGGAAATATGTCTTAGTACTTTATGATTCTTATACACAACTAATCCTCCACTAATTGTACAATTTCTGAGGTAAAAACTAGGTCTCCCTTCCACGATAAGCCTTCCATTAACATTACAATTCTCCATAGCTATTTTAACCTTACCTAGATTTATCGCTGTCATGTCAAGAATAGTTATGCCATCTAAGGTTGACTTCTTAATCTCAGTTCCATGCCCAATATTAAAACCACCTCTAATCTCACTCTTGTTTATGTTGGCTGCTCTTATAGTCCCATTTCCGATTATCCTAGAGTTGTTGATCCTAGAGCCATGTGTAATCTCAACCCCTCCATGAATAAAACTTTTACCAATAATTACGGTATCTTCGTCTATCCAAACATCTTCATCTAGCTCCACATCAATACCAACCCAACCTCCTACATTACTATTATCTTTATCATACAACCGGTGCTTTGGGGTCATCTTTAACCTGCATACTGATTGATTTCTAAAGGTCTTATGTTCGGTTAGGTCTATAAAGAGAGTCTCCCCTATAAACCTTCGACTGGGCATCTCTTTCGAAAAATCCATGTCCTTTAGTTCTACTGTCTTCATAACTCAAATATTGCACTATCTAATCTTTTAAACAATCTCTCAACTCTACTTTCACTATCCATGTTTATACCTTTTACAATTAACCCACTAGCGGATTCTCTACAATATTCTTTATCAGTCACTTCTATCTTTATATCTAGCTCTGATTCGTCTTCCATATTCACACTTTCTATAAGCAGGTTATTCGGTCGATACATTAAGGCGTGCTGAGGTTTAATTAAAGTACCGATCTCTAACTTCGAAGCTTCTATCATTCTTAGACCCTTTACTATGAGATTGCTTATTGATCTAAGTCTTACCCTTGATTCCTCCACTAAGTAAATATTCTCTAAGCAAATGCAACCACTGTCCATATTCCTTGTAAACATATCACTCTCAGTCGAATAGTAATCTTTAACCTTAATGCTGGTACATGATCCGGTAGTCTCGATACTTAACACAGACGCATCCATTAGATTCACATTCTCAAACCTTATAACCTCACACTTTCTTCCAATATCTATGCTTACCTTGGAATTCTCTTTTATTTGTACTTTTGATAATCTAAGGTTAACTGGAGATGTACCTATACGTATAAACAAATAACATCCCTTGTCTATGTGGCAGTCATCATCTACGGTTAAGTTAATCCCCTTTGTAGTATTAGCCTTTATAACACCTTCAGCCTCACCTGTCTTTTTGTTGTAGAACCTGTGAATTACTCTTTCTCCTTCAGATCCCATATTCATCCTTTTTAAATTCAAACGCCTCAGACTTAAATACTCCCTTAATACTCCTTACACCTCTGTCAATAATAAAAGGTCCTTCAGATAAGTTAGAGTCTTCAATAGTTAGGTTAGCAGAGTTCATAGTTGTAGTTCCCGAGATGATGGAGTTTGTTATTTTAATGCCAGATAGGTCACTCAATTCTTCTCTACTTAGGTTTAGCCATATATTTACCTTAGCTGGTATAATAGATTGTTTTATCTCTAGCTTAATGTCTGGTGAACTTAATCCTGAAACGGTTAAACCCTTGATCTCGCTTCTATTCATTACAGACAACTTTCCCACGTCTACATAGCTATCTCTAATTATACAGCCTTCGTCTACAAGTCCCCCGTGTTCTCCACTGAGCAGTATCGTCCCATCTAAGACCATCCCTTTAACTACACAGCCTTCATTTACCCAACAATCATAGCCAATATAGTTAGGATCTTTTACTATACCACCTTCAGTATTTCCCTTGAACTTAGCGTAGTGAATATGGTTTGGCAAGATTTTAACTTTGTACCACCCAACTTCCTTTAAGTGTTCAAATGCCAAGGTTTTCTCTTTGTTTACTATATCCTTCATAATTCAAACCGAAAAATAAAAGAGCAGCCCACAAGTTTAACCTCATGAACTGCTCTTCACACATTATGACAACAAATTTTACTTTCTAGTCCCGTATTTCTTACCTATTGAAGTGTTGAAGATCTTGTTAATAAGCCTTGGACCTAAATCGTGACCTCGCTTGACAAATAAATCTTCAAAATCCTTTAGTGAGATGTGAGATAAGTCCTTAGGTGCTGCCAATTTCCCAGAACTCCTATCCATCACATCGTAAGAAAACTTGTATCCCGTTGTATCCTTATCTTCCATAAACTTAATAAACCCATCAACTGAGAAGAATCCGAGTTTACTTTTAAGGGAAGATGTGGCACTATGCGATACAATTATTAATACTTCTGCCATTTTTTTT